CAACACAGTTTACAGTTACAAATGCTGCAACTGGTACAGCCGTAACAGGTGCTACAGCTACAGCTACAGTAACAATCACAGCAACACCAGTATTTACACTTAACGCTATTAACGCTGGAACATGGTCTTCTGCATACTCAGCACAGGTAGTTCCAGCAGGTGTCGCAACCCGCTTTGGTTTAAATATCTACTACACAGTTGGTTCAGCAACAAGCTTGGTAGAATCATTTACAGATCTAAGTATGGATCCAACTGATAAGTACTACTTCAAGTCTGTAATTGATACATCATCAAGTACTGTACGAGTATCCTCATCAGGAATTTCTACCACTGCTTTCCCATACACATTAGCTACAACAGCTACTGCGTTTTCTGGTGGAGCCAATGGTGCTGCTCTTGTGCGTGCAGACTACTCTGCTGCATGGTCATCATTTGATTCTATCCAGAATCCTTTGGTTATCTACGCGGCTGATGCTCCATATGCAGCCACATCTACACTGACCTCTCAGATTCATGGAGATGCCATGATTTACGCGGCATCCCGTGATGATGCGTTTGTTGTTATTGATACACCATCAGGACTGTCAGTGTCTGCAGCTAAGACTCAGGTCACAGCTACTATGGCAATTGCTGCAGGAGCTACGACTGGAAAAATTGCTGCTGCCTACTACCCATGGGTTAATATCCCAGACGGTAACAAGATTCCTGGAGCAGTTCGTCTTCAGGCACCTGGTGCTGCAATGGTTGGTCAGTACTTAGCTACAGATAAGAGTCGTGGAGTATTTAAGACTCCAGCTGGTTTAGGCAACAAGATTGCTCTTGCAGTCTCTACTGAGCACCTATTTACTAACGCTGAGCTTGATGATATCAACACATACGCTGACCCAATCAACGCAATTCGTAACGTCCCTGGCGCTGGAATTGTTGTTATGGGTGGCCGTACTATGGACAACTCACCAAGCAATCGTTATATCAATATCCGCCGTTCTTTGACATTCATTGAAAAGCAGGCTAAGGATCTTAGTGCATTTGCTGTATTTGAGAATAATGATTCTCGTTTGTGGGATGCTCTACGTACAGGAATTGGAAACTTCCTTCTTAGCTACTGGCAACAGGGTGGTCTTCGTGGCAACTCTCCAACAGAAGCTTATTTCGTAAAGGTTGATGAAACCACAACTACTTGGTCAGATATCCAAAATGGTCGAGTAAACATTGAAATAGGCGTAGCCCTACAATACCCAGCAGAGTTTGTTGTCATCAGCATTGGACAACTAACAGGAAACGCAACAGCGTAAAGGAGATAAATAAAAAATGCCTACATCACCAAAACCATACTCAAATGCACTAAGTAATGAAATTCAGGGAGACAACCGAATAATTACGGATCCAGTTCGTAATTTTAAGTTCCTTGTTACTTTCACACCTACTAACGGTAGTTCTACCGGTTGGAATGGTGGCTTTGGAACAATGGGCTTTGTATCATTGTCTGGACTAAGTGTAAACACAGAGTCTATTGCATACCGCGAAGGCGGATACAATACAAACATGCACCAGATTCCTGGGCAGTCCTCCTTTACTCCAATCAGCCTATCAAAGGGCGTAATGCTTGGACAAAGCGGTAACTCTCTTTGGATGAAGCGTTTGTTTGCAGTAATGACTCCATCTGCTACTAGCGGTATTGGAGCAAACTTCCGTTGCAACCTAGATATCCAAGTACTCAGCCACCCAAACCCAGCCGGGTATAAGGGCTCTGGATCAACAACTCCAGATGCAGAAACTGCGTACGACCAGCACACATCTTTGCGCTTTAAGGTTTACAACGCATGGATTACATCACTAGCCTACAGTAACATGGATGCAGGAGCTAACAGCCTTATGGTTGAAGAAATGCAGCTTGTACATGAAGGCTTTGACGTAAGCTACGCTACTGACCTAACAGCGGCAAACACAGCAGCTAAGCTTTCTTAACCACTACATATAAGGAAACAATATGAATACTGATACAGTTATAAATTCGCACACTAACCCTGAACTAGCAAACAAGTTAGCTAAGCAAGCTACAGAATTGTCTGATCAGGAGGCAATGGTGAGAGCGGTAAAGCCGCCAGTAACCTTGCCTCCTGCTACAGATGTAGATCTTCCTGGCGGTTTGTTTGACCCATTTAACGGCCTTATCTCTAAGGCAGAAATTAGAGAACTTACAGGAGTAGATGAAGAAGCAATCTCTAAGATTGTAGATCCTGCTAAGGCTCTTCTTTCTATCTTAGAACGAGGCACTGTTAAAATTGGAGATGAACCAGCTACTAAAGAAGTACTTGATTCTTTGTTTGCTGGAGACCGAGAGATGCTTCTTCTAGCTATTAGATGCGCTACTTTTGGAAATGAGATTAAGTTAGGTCCTGGACTGTGCCCTCATTGTGATGAAGTACAGACTTTTAATGTGGACCTTTCTAAAGACATTGAGATTAAACGTCTTAATGATGACGCTGAGTTTACAGTAGATTGTAAGGTTGGCAAAGTTTTGGTAACACTACCAAAAGGCTCTACACAGAAAGCAATTGTTGAATCAACAAATAAAACTTCTGCGGAGCTAGATACCATTTTGTTAAAGAACTGTGTTCTAGAGATTAATGGTAGTACGGTAGTTAGCGCTGAGGCGGTCAGAAACCTAAGCATGCTTGACCGCAGAACTATCTTAAAGGAAATTTCAGATCGCAACCCAGGACCACAACTAGGAACACTAAAGAAGGAATGTCAGTCTTGCGGCCAGGAGGTGCCGCTTCCGCTATCATTAGCGGATCTATTTCGAGACTGAAATTGATTACGAACTTCTAACCGACATGTATGACTTACTAAGTCAGAACTTTGAAGGTTGGACGTTAACAGAGATTCGTTCCCTATCACCTAGGGAACGAGTTAACTGGTTATACAAAGTAGCAGCTAAACTAAGGCGGTGATTAAATGTCCCAACACTCAGTAACTCCTGACGATGCAAACAACGGCTTTGGCTTCTCCCTAAACGGATTAGAAGAAAAAGACTTTGATGCGTTGCCTAAAGAGATGCTTAAGGTCTTTAAAGAAGTTGAAAAACTTGTAGAGAAGATCTCTAAAAATTGGAACGACACCCTTAAAGAAACAAAAGATGTTGCTAAAGAGGTAGGCGAATCTGCCGGTGGTGGCGGCGGAAAAATGTCTGGCAGCCTTGGAAAGTTTAGTACTCCTGCTGGTAAAGTAGGCATGGGAATCATGGCTGTTGGTGCGGCCTATACTGCCATGGCCCCTAATACCATGGATGCTGTTACTCAGCGTATGCAGGCAGATACATTTGCCGGTCTTAGCGGCGTACGTGGTGGATCTCGTGGGGCAATACGCCAAGCTAACAAACTAGTTGGTGGCGGAGCTACAAGCGCTATGGGACCTACCATGGCACAGGCTACCCTTTTCGCTAGCGGTATGGCAGCGGGCACACGGGGTGCCAATAACATCATGGGCCAAATGGCTGGAATGACTGCGTTTAGCGGTATGAGTAATCAGCAAGCTGCCGGAGCTGTAGCAGGCCTTAACGGCATGACTATGCTTCGTATGGGAATTCAGATACGTGATTCTAATGGTGAAATTAAAAAAACTGATCAACTAATTAATAAGGTTTATCAGTTTATGTTCCGTGGACAAAAGCTTACTAAAGCTGAAGCTGCTATGGTGTACGCTCCACGAAGCAAAGCCAACATTACTCTTCAACAAATTTCAGAGGGTGACCCAGACCTATTTAACTTTTTAGCCTCAGGTATTGTTGCTCGTGCTAGTGCTGGAAGCGACAAGAAGTTTAGCGCTGCAATGAACAGTAAAGATCCAAACAAGATGTTGGATGCAATGGGTGTAGATAAAAGCAGCCCTCTACGCTCTAACTATAAGTTTAATACAAGTGAGGCAAACAAACTTCTTGCTACAGAAAAAGGATTAGTTGGTGGATACAACACCAGCTTGAATGCTGCCTCATCTCTTAATGATGGTTATTCTAAAATGGCGGAGGTTCTTGGCCCTGTTAATGATGGGCTTATGAACCTTAAAGCTATCCTACAAACATTCCCTAATGCTGGCGGTGTAGCTGGAGGCGTAAGTCAGATAGCTAGCACTGGTATGAACGCAGCAATGACTGCGGCCCTGTTACGTAAACCCGGCGGTGGACCTTCTGGTGTTGCAGGTTTGATGTCAAGAGGCGGTACTACCGCTGCTCTTACAAGGTTTGGCGCCTCTGCTATGAAGGGCGTACCTGTTGTAGGAACCGCTGTGTCTGCATATATGGGGTACAAGAGCGCTAAGGCTAAGAAAGGATTTGACTGGGGCTCACTATTGATGAGCACCGGAGCTGGTGCTGGAACAGGTGCTCTTATAGGAGGCGGACTTCCTGGCGCAATTATTGGTGGTCTTATAGGTGGTGGTTCTAACCTAGTTGGTCAACTCATGGGTCAAGGCGGTGAGCGCGGTGACAGCATGAACGTTGGAACAGGTGCTGATCAAGGGTCAGCAACACCGGGTCCTGCTGCTAGTCCAGTACCTTCCGGAACACCAATCACATCTGCATTTGGTCTTAGACCTGAAGCTGCAAGAAAGGCTGCTGCATCTGGACATAAGATTAGCGTAGACCATAAAGGTACGGACTACGGTGTTCCTTCTGGAACCCCTGTTAAAGCGGTAGCAGACGGTATTGTAGAGAAGGTAGGTAATCAACCTACTGGTTGGGGTAACTATGTTCTTATACGTCATCTCGATGGAAGCAGTTCTAGGTATTGCCACCTTCGTCGTATCAGCGCAAGCACGAATCAGAAAGTTAAAAAGGGAGATGTTATCGGTTTATCCGGTGGTGGTCCTAAAGACCCTGGTCGTGGAAACTCAACAAATGCACACCTTCACTTTGAAATTGCAACAAAAACAGGCGTACGTGTAGATCCTCAGTCATGGTTAGCTAACTCAAAGATCCCTCTCATTGCAGGACTTAATACTAGAGGCAAAGCTTCGCAAGTAGGAAGCATGCTGTTTGATGAATACAACACACTGACTGACGTATTTTCTCCAAACAGCCTAGACAGCTTTTTACAAAACACTGCTGATTTTGGTGGTGTATCTTATGGAGACCTTGCTAGGACTTACTCTAAAGAAGAGCTTAACTCGTTTAACTCTATCCCTGATAATTATACAGGCAAGCCAACTAAAAACAAAAAAGAATTGATGCGCATGATTTCTAAGGGCGGCTTTAGCGGAAAAGCTCTTAAAACAGCATATGCAATTTCTCTGGCTGAATCTGGTGGTCGTTCTAATGCAATGGGTGATCTAAAGCTTCAGGATGAAAAGTGGGGCCCAAGTGTGGGGCTTTTCCAAATTCGTTCTCTAAAAAATTGGAAAGAATATAACGACCCTTACCGTGACGCTTCTAGGCTTAAAGACCCAAACTACAATATCGAAGCTGCTTGGAAAAAAAGTAACCAGGGAACTAACTTTAAAGCTTGGTCTGCGTACACTAATGGAGCGTTTGCTAAGCACCTGCCTGAGGCAGATGTCATGGCTAAAGCTGTTGGAGTAGGTGGCGGTAATGATCCTATGAACATTGGGGTTGCTGCAAACCACTCTACTATGGGCCGTCGTAGTTCTAGCGGCAGTACGATGACAGCCACTTCTAATGTTACAATTAACCTAGATATGAAAGTATCTATAGCAAGTGCTAGTCCGGCAGAAGCTGAACGTCTTGTTCGGCTTGTAGGGGAAAAGCTTAAGAAAGATGCAGAGTTCAAGAGAATTGCGAGTAGTTTATAATGCCAACATATGAATACTTTTATACAGTCTCAGCACACACCGACCTTAAAGCCTACATTCAAGGTACCGGTGGTACAGCTACTACGAGTTTGTTTGCAAGCTTGTACGAAGATCCTTCTTTTCTTACCGGTCAGTGGACTCATAAAGAAACTAAAGGTTCTTTACTAACACCTTTAGATCCACCAGCAATTTACACTGGACCAGCTACAGAGGCGGCTCCATATGCTACAACACTTAAGGTAAAAAAAGACTTTGCTATAACCTACTTAGTTAAGTTTTATTTAAAGGTAACGGGTTCACCTACCTTTAACGGTATATACTTTTTAAATGATGACTGCTTAACTGATGTAAAATTTACACCAACTGATGCTACAAAAGCAAAACAGGTGAGCACTGACAACCATAATTCGGGAGATTCTAAATTTCAACCCGCTTCATATCCGGGCGTTGTTCTAACCGGTACCGCAGCTTCAGGAACTGGCTATAGCGCAATATACTCCATAGTTAAAAACAGTTTTAAAATGAGCAGTCCTTTTACAATTACAGCAAAGGTAATGCCACAGAACTATCAAACACCTTCCGGAGCCACACCTCACCCATCAGCAACTCAAGTAACTATTACTGACACAATGATTCAAGGTATGAAGCCAGGAATTAACTGTACCGATGCTGCCGTTTATGGTGATACTCCTGACAGCTTTATGACCGCATTGTCTTCTAGAGGTGTAACTTTTCCAGCCGGCAGTAACTACTACAACTTTACCTACACATATGCATACGACACTTGTACTAAAGACACAAAGAAAGTTTGGACAGGGGTAAAGTGGTTTGTTTATAAAGCAACCTCCGGAACCTATAAAGGTAAAACAGTAATCAGATATTCAAGAATATTTGCAGATAAAGATGGCAATGTAACAACCATCAAACCTGTAGAAGTGTCTGCGGCAAAAAATGGCTCAACTGATGCAACAGGTACTAATGGGTTTTACATGAACCCTTCCTTAGAAAAAATTCTTGAAGGAATTGTTACAGCAAAACTAGGAAACTGTGGTGCGGAAGTAGAAGGCAGTGCTACGGGGCCCGAAGAAGAAAACTCCATACTCGTTCGACCAGAGCAACCTACAGACGCACTAAGATGGAACCCTCCTCCACACGTAGATGCTAGAGGCGTAGACTACTTTACTAGAGTTAATACAGGTCAATTCTTTAGCGCTAACGGTCAGGAAATGGATCCTAGTGAGTTTAGAAACATAGTAAATACCTATGTAGGAACAAGACCTGAACGTGGTCGCATTTTTCAAGATAAAATTACTGCTAAAACAATGAACAATGTAGTAGGACTATCTTTAAATAAAAAAACCGGTAATGCTAAGCAATGGGGATTTAGGTTTATGTACAACCCAGAAATGATTAGCTATGAAAATTCTGATAATTCAGGAGTAGACTGGAGCTACGGATCTAAAGATAAAAGCATCCTTCTTGCTGGAAGTCAAACTATTAGCTTTGATCTATTAATTAATAGAATACCTGATATGAGCTACCTATTAAACATAGATAAAGAAATTGCAAACGCTCCAAATAACCAATCAAGGTACAATATTTTAAGTGTTAATGGCGCCTACGGTAGAGAACTACAGCCTTACGAAAAAGAAGGAATATTAACCCGTGGAACAGAGTATGACATTGAATTTCTATACCGCGTTTTAACAGGAGACCCTTTACCAAACTCTTTATTATTAGAGCCAGGAAGCACACAGCTTACAGCAGATATAGGTTACACTACAAAAGTACCTATCTGGTTATTTTTGCACGAGAACATGCGTTTATTTGGATCAGTTTCTTCAATAAGCGTAGTTCATAGAATATTTAATCAAAATATGGTACCTATGTTAACTCGTTTATCTATCGGTTTCCAACGCTACCCTGCATATGAAGGACAGGCCCCTAATACAGGATCAGAATACAAGACAAGTACCGATACTAAATCTACCACAGCAACGACAGGAACCTAACTATGGCTATAGAACGTGTATCTCGTTACTACGACGGACCCTTGTCTCAAACACAGCATAAGTACACAGGCGATTATGTAATCTCTGTATACAGAAAGTTTTCTGACAAAGTAGGTGTCAGGTATATCACCCATCTGTGGGAAGAAGGGGATAACTTTGCAACTCTTGCTGAGGCATTTAACTTAGGTCCTAAGTACTGGTGGGAAATTTTAGACATCAACCCTGAAATACTAGACCCATTTGATATTATGCCGGGAACAAATATAAGGATTCCTTATGGAAACTAGTATAGATACCCCTAGTTGGATACCGTTTGTTTGGCAATCTTCTGGTTCATTAGTTGACTTCTCTGTCAGCTTTCCAAAAGCTAAAGACCTAGACATTTTGCTTATTGGTGCTGAGCTTTATCAAGTAGGTAATGAGCACGACATGCTTATTCTTCATTTTAAAGGAAACCCAGATCCTAAACAAAACGCTATTTTGTCTAAAGATCCTGTTGTTTTTACCTTTAGATCTCAAAAATTAAACTCTACTTGGAATGGGTACGTCACCCAAATAGAACAATCTAACACAGTTACTGGTGGAAACACAGACATTATCTGTGTGGGTCCTTCTTTTTATCTTAAAGATACCTCTCAAAAAGTATACAAAAATGTAACAGCAGATCAAGTAGTTTCCCGGATTGCTGCTAAACATAATCTACAAGCAGTTACACAAAGGCACCCAAGAGTAAAAGCCAGCGTAGTACAGGCAGGACAAAGTGACTGGCAGCTTCTACGTCGTCTTGCTAAGGCAACTGGCTTTGTTTTGCGCTGTGAAAATACGTCGCTTCTTTTTGTATCTGTAGATAAGATCTATAAAGATAAGAAACAATCTGCTCCCTACTTTTACTATGTAGGAGACGACGATAACTCTGGAAGCACCACTAAAGAACTACGAATGACTGGAACATGCTTTGCGTTTAAGCCTATAATTTCTGATAGTTCTCCGGATACAGGTGTTCGTGTAGATCGAGTAATTACAGGTATGCATACTCAAAACGGAACGGTACTTAATACTACCCATAAGCACAAGTCTAAGCTTCAAGGAAATGCAGGAGTTGTGGTCCCTAGCCCGGAGTACTTCTTATAATGAAAAACTTTTCAAATGACAACGTTTCTTTAGATGCCTCGGCATCCTTTCAAACTCACCATGTGTATGAAGTCGCTTCATCTTTTGCAGACGCTCAACATATTGCCACTGACTACTCTAATGCAAACAGGTATCAACACAAAGCTGTAGTAAGTATTGTTGGTCACGCACCGCTACGTCCGTACGACCCTATATATCTTGACGGCCTTCCAAACGGTATGTCTGGGTATTGGACCGTGCTAACAGTTAAGCATATATTTGGCGGTAGGCCGGCTGACTATATGCAAGAGCTACTTGTTGGTACGGATACGTTAGGAGATACAAATCCAGATGCCGCTAAAAACTCTTCGTATAGAGACGTACAATCAGAGCTGTCAGGACAATCATTAAACAACGCTGACTCTGTGCTTACCGAATACAGGCTGTCTCCAAACTCTTCTTTGTTAAATCCTTCAGACGGATCTACAAAGTTAACACAAGTCACAGTTGATTCTCCTGTAGGTATTCCTCCAGTACCAGGTATGAGCGCATTTGCCGATACCCCACCTGACATATCTAATGTGACAAATGTGCTAAAATGGACAGCTACTGATTCTGGAAGGGTTATTAAATGAGCGAGTCGTATTTAAACTACGGCGAAGATCCGCAAGGACGTCTTCGTTTCTTTGGAATATATTCTGGTATTGTCGCTCCTGGCGTAGACCCTTTAGGAAGAAACCGAGTACTGCTTCAGATAAGTATGCCTACGGGTGTTGAAGTATCTAACTGGGCTGATGGGTGCCTACCTATAACCTCAGACTCATACCATCCAGACCACGCACCTCACACAGCCGCACAAATTGCTGCGCTACTTACAACTACGGCAACAGCTGCTGCGGATCCTCAGGGAGGTGTTGTTACTATTCCTTCTCTAACTGTTGTGGCTAAGCCTGGTGCAGGTCAGCTAAACCATCAACACGTATCAACAAAAGAAATGGTTGCTGCTACAGGTAAAAGCTATACTGTTAAAAACGCACCTACATCAAAGACTGACGTCAATGAAAAAAGTCTGTACACTACAGAGAGCGGTCTTAGTGCACCAGGCACAACCAGCTCGGACACATCAATAAAAACCCCTGAGCATACGTTCCACAGAAATCTTCCTGTAGTGGGACAAAAGGTTTGGGTTATGTTTGTAGCTGGAGACCCTGAGTTTCCCGTATGGATTGGAGTACAAGCATGACAACAAGTATTGCATACCCGTACACACTTGATCCCAACGGTGTAGTTTCTACAGCCGCTAATAGCACTAAACTCTATTTAGATAGAGTTTTAACTCTAGTCAGCACCTACACGGGGCAGCGCCCTATGATGCCAGACTATGGTGTAGACTGGTCTGGAGCTCTTTTTGAAAACGATAACGAAGCAAGAGTAGCCATACCTATAGCTATTAGAGCGGCTGTTGCCAAGTGGGTACCTGAGGTACAGGTATCAGAAGTCAATATAAACTTTGATGAGCTTGAAGGTATTGAAAACGTTACTTTAGGGTTAGTGCTTCCTGACAATATAGTAACTACAATGAATATTAGCACAGCAACATTCAATATGGACGGAACGGTTACCTACTAAAATGCAAATTGACTACACATCTAGAGACTTTGAATCTATCAAAGAAGATCTGATCACATTGATTAGAACCAAAACAAATAGTGACTGGGACCCTACAGACTATTCAGATCTTGGTTATGTTTTAGTAGAAGCCTTTGCATATATGGGCGACATTATGTCTCACTACCTAGACCGTATTGCAAACGAAACATCTATTGATACAGCTATTCAACGCAGCACCTTATTGTCCTTGGCCAAGTTGTATGGTTATAAGCCGTCTGGACCAACACCGGCAGAAGTTTACTTAACATTTACAAATGTATCTACGGCTGCTGTTGATATTCCGGTAAAAACACAAGCACTTGCACCACTGTCTTACGGTCCTTACTCCGTAGTGTATTTTGAAACAACTCAGTCGGCAACAGCTTTAGCGCCTGGCCTATCTATTACTTTAAGAGCTCAAGAAGGTAAAACAGTAAATACAGATCGTCCGGACCTTATTGACAGCACCTACAACAAAGCACTACCAGCAAACTTAGGTACATCTAGTGGAACTGAAAATCAAGTATTTTTAATTGTAGATTCAAATGTTATTGACTCTTCGATTAGCGTATATGTTGGCCAATCATCTGCGTTTAGCTTATGGAACTACGTGGAATCTCTTTTAGAGTACGGCCCTACAGACACAGTGTTTACCACAGAACGTAATACTAATGGAACGTTAAGTATTGTTTTTGGTGACGGTATCAACGGAGCAATCCCACCAGCAAGTCAACTAATCAGTGCTACATATAAGACAAGCGTTGGTGCCGCAGGAAATATTAAATCAAATGCTGTTTCAGAACTAACTTTTATTCCTGGTAACACAGATACTCAATCTTTAACATACCTCACTGTAAGTAACGTAACACCAGCTTACGGAGGAGCAGACGCAGATAACACTAATCAAATGAAAACAAAGATTAAAGCAGCAGTTTCTGCTAGACGTCGCGCTGTTACTTTAGACGACTATGCTGAGCTAGCTCTATTAGTGAGTCAGGTAGGAAAGACAAAGGCACAGTCTTCTGTCTATTCTTCAGTAAACTTATATGTGCAAACTCAAGAAGACAATAGTGCTGCGCCAGGCTATCCTCAAGCTACTATTGCTAACGCTTCTGGATCAGGATCTGCAGTTACATACAACACTGCTGCTGCGCACGGATTGTCTGTAGGAAACGTTGTTAACATCTCAGGACTATATTTAACTCAATATAATCTTTCTGGGGTTACTATTGCGTCTGTACCTACCACAACATCTTTTACCGTAACAAGCACTGTTACAGGAACATGGGATACTGCTACAGCAAACGGTCGTACAGGATTGGCTATCAAAACAACCCCTACAAACAACTGGTACGCAATTCAATCTGCCGTGTCACAATACATGACGGATAAAATTCCTGCGGGAGTGACACTAAACATACTTCCCCCTACATATGTACCTGTTTACGTAGACGCGGCGGTTACTATTCAAGATACCTATAAGCAATCTGATATTAAGCTTGCAATTTATAAAGCACTGCTTGGAGCTGACGGGTTGTTCCAATACTCTAAAAATGTTTTTGGTGGAACCGTACCTCTTTCTTCAGTAATTACAGCTATTCAGTCTATACCTGGTGTAACCTCTACTTCAATTACTAAGTACAATAAAGATGGTGGATCAAGCGCAGCTAGCTTTACAGTAAGCCCAAATGAAATTTTATACCTTACTTCATCCAACTTGGTGAGTACTGTAACTGGTGGAATTGCTTAAGGGAGAAGTAAATGGCAAAGTACGGTACTAGACGC